TCTGAAGCCTCAACTCCTAGTGACAAAACCTTGACACCAGGCAAGGGGATGCACGTGCAGCCCCTGCCTGATGGCGGTCACATGATCATCCAGGATGGTTTCAATGTCTGAGGTTGCATTCACGGGTGACTCCGGCAGCCCCTCTGAACAGAGTGCTGTTGCCGAAGAGTCAGCCAAGGTCGAAGCCGCAAGGGCCGAGCTATACGACGAGCAGGCTGGAGCGCAAGGGCAAGGGCTGATTCTGGGGAAATACCAGTCAGTCGATGATCTTGCCCAGGCGTATCAGAACCTGCAGAGGGAGTACAGCCGCGTCAAGAATGGACAGCAGCCAGGTGATCCCGCACCCCAGCAGCAAGAGGCTGATCAGTACGACGGAGACGACAGCGGCTCCGAGGATGGTGCTGATCAAGGGGGGATTGACCCAGCCGCCGCCGCCGCCATCCGCACCTCAGTCCTTGAGCAGGCCGGCGGCGAGGCTGAGTATCAACGCCTATCCGCTTGGGCTGTAAACAACCTGCCGCCTGAGCGGACGGAAGCGTACAACACTGCGCTTGCCTCCGGGGATCAGGCTGCAATCATCAACAGTCTCAAGGGCCTGCAGTACGACTACATGATGCAGAACGGGTACGAACCCAAGTTGACCGGGGGACGTGCTCCTGCGAATGAAGTACGTGGCTACAGCTCTCGTTACCAAGTGACAGAGGCAATGGCCGACCCGCGTTATGAAAAGGACTCTGGGTATCGACAAGAGGTGGAGCGGCGTATAGCTGCATCACCGGATTCCATTTTCGGATTCCAGCGTTAGGGGCTATAAATGGAGCAGATCAACCAACCAAGTGATCTGCTCCTGGGCCGGTGCGCCGACACCCCAGAGACGCGACGTTGGTGAAGGCGAGACGCCTCAGTGGTTAATCAGCCGCACACCTTCCATCAGCTAGGAGCAACATCATGCCCGCACCTGACGCAACACTTTCACGGCCTGGTGCCATTAACAACACCACGGGCACGTGGACACAAGACAACGCACTTTTCCTGAAGGTCTTTTCAGGAGAGGTTCTGACCAGCTTTGAGCGGAACTGCATCTTTGATGGCCTGGTGCAAACCCGGACCATCCAAAACGGCAAAAGCGCCCAGTTCCCAGTGACAGGGCGTTTCAAGTCTCGGTACATGACCCCCGGTGAAATGCTCACCGGTCAGGGCAACATGGCCCAGAACGAAGTGGTGATCAAGATTGATGATCTGCTGATTGCAGATGCTTCGATCTTTGACCTCGACGAGGCCAAGAATCACTACGACATTCGCTCGATCTACTCGGTTGAGCTGGGACGGGCCATGGCCCGGAGCTATGACAAGCGCCTGGCTCGCGTGTTGACCCTGGCTGCTCGCACCAGCACCAGCGACCTCACCGCCAACCTGCCCTCGGGTCTGTCCCCTGACGATCCGTACCGCGTCGGCACCCGCATCAACATCAACAAGGCCACTCCTACCCCGGATGACCTTGTTGCTTCGGTGTTTGCCGCTGCTCAGGCGCTGGATCAGAAGGACATCCCTGCTGATGGCCGCGTCCTGGTCTGCTCGCCCGACGTTTACTACACGCTGATCCAGTCCAGCCGTGCTGTGAACTTCGACTTCAACCAGCCTGGCGCCAACGGCAGCTATGCCACTGGCCAAATCTCCAAGCTGGCTGGCTTCAACATCCTGAGCAGCAACCACATCCAGCAAGGCAACGTCACTGCTCCCACCGGCGAGCAGGGCTACACCTTCGGTGGCGTGGACACCGTGCTGTCTTCCGTAAACATGAGCACCACCAAGATGCTTGCGTTCCAGAAGGGCGCAGTTGGTGTCGTGAAGCTGCGTGATCTGACCATGCAGATGACCGGCAACGACTACAACGTGACTCACCAGGCCACCCTGATGGTGTCCAAGATGGCTTATGGCGCAGGTCCCCTGCGTCCTGAAGCTGTGGTTGAAATCCACAACGGTTGAGTTCGGTCAAGTTGTTGGCAGGATGGGGGCAGCGATGCCCCCTTTTTTCATGGCAACGACAATCACCACAATTAATCCACCCAGCACAGTCACTGCACTGGATTGGAACTGGCAAGATCAACAGTCCATTGATCCTCTTGGCCCTCAAGCGGTAGTGACCCTGGCCGCAGGCTTGGCTACCGGCACCCGCGCCGATGGTTCTGCGACCACCGCCCAGGTGTATCGAGTGACCGGCGTGAATGGCATTGTTGGCCCCGGCGGCTGGCAAGCCAATGGCGGCGTGCCCGGTGCAGCGATCACCGCAAGCGCGGTGGCTGTGATCAACAACGGCACCAGTGGCGCCACCAACAAGACAGCAGCCGCGACCACCGGCGGCAGCGGCAGTGGCCTGACTGTGAACCTGACCGCCAGCAGCGGTGTGTTTGCCTCTGCTGCTGTGAATGCTGCAGGTACTGGCTACCGAGCTGGTGACGTGGTGCGCGTGACCTCCACCGTCGCTGGCACTGCCGATGACGTACTGCTGCGAGTGAGCTGATGACTGAACTGGAGGCGATCAACACGCTGCTGTCCGTCATCGGGGAGGCGCCCATTGATCGCCTCAGTGACATCAGCGTCAACGAGATCACGGATAGCGCCCTAGCCCGCAAGGTGCTGGGTGAAGTTGAACGTGATGTCCAGGCGGAGGGCTGGTCGTGGAACACCGACAGCGATGTGCCGCTGCAGATGAACTCAACCAATGAGTTCCCCATCAGCAGCAGCGCGTTGTCGGTCCAGTTCTCACCAGCCCGTTACCCCAACATGCAGTTCGTGGCACGGGGCAACCGTGTGTACGACAGGCTGCAACGCAAGTTTGATTTTGGGGTGACAGGCATGTCACCGCTGTATGTGGACCGGATCGTCACCAGGCTGACCTGGGATGAACTGCCTCATGCAGCGCAGCAGTACATCACGATCCGAGCCGCCCGGATCTATGCAGACCGCTACCTGAACAGCAACGCGATCTACGCGTACACCGTCCAAGACGAGGAGTACGCCCGCGCCATGTTGATCAGGGATGAGGAGCGGCAGCTGAACAACAACCTGCTTTGGGGCAATGACCGGGGAGCTGGTCAGGGCCTTGGCTACATCCCTGCTGAGGGTGTCAACTACCGGAGAGTCTGATGCGTTCCAAGTCTCGGCTGACCCCTCGACGCGAGGTGGCAGCAAGCCTGGTGCAGGCCAACGTTGATTCGTTGACCCAGGGCATCAGCCAGCAGCCTGCTCACTTGCGCCAGGTGGGTCAGGCCGAGAAGCAGGTGAACGCCTGGAGCTCTCCGGTTGAAGGCCTGACCAAGCGCAGGCCGACGAAGTACGTGGCCAGGGTCAACTCCAGCCCGGTCACGGACTTCTTCATGGAGTTCATGCAGGTGGTCTCAGGGGAGACCTACAGCTTGATGCTGTACCCCAGCGGTGCAGGCATGAGGCTGCAGTTAATGAACAACGGTGCAGCTATCTCTACAACGCCGGCTCGGAGTTCAGTGACAAGTACGCCTTCATCAACAGTGGCCCACTGGGCCTGCTGTTGAACAGGGAGAAAGTGGCGGCGATGGACGGCGCCACCAAGGCAGCCAAGGTCAACGAGGCCATGCTGTTCATCCAAGGCGTCGCCTATGAGATCACCTATCGGGTGACGCTGAACGGCACAGCTCTGACTGCGTACACCACGCCGGCAGCTACGGCGACGCCGAACACGATCAGCACCACGTTGGTTGCCAACAACCTGGCTAGCACCATCGGGGCCGTGAGCGGATTCACCGTGACCCAGGTGGGCCCGATTGTCTACGTGAAGAAGACGGACGGCAGCGACTTCACCATCAGCATCGACGACGGCCGCAGCAACACGCTGGCTAGGGCGATCAAGGGCAAGGTCTCCACCGTGAGCCAGCTGCCCACCCAGGCGTACAACGGGATGATCCTGCAGGTGGACTCCAACCCTGGGGACAACCTGGATGACTACTGGGTCCAGTTCGCCACGGATGACCCCACCGTCAACATCGGGCCTGGTAACTGGCAGGAGGTGACGCAGCCCGGCCAGCAGTACAGGCTGAATGTGGACACCATGCCGCTGGTGATCTACCGCAGGGACACCAACGTGGTGTTCGTGGGACCGGCTGATGGCGCTACCCGCACGCTGACGGTTGGGCCGACGACCTATAGCTTCACGTTCCCCAAGTGGTCTGAGAGGGACACGGGCAACTCGACCACGGTTGAAACGCCAGCCTTTGTTGGGCAGAAGATCAGGGACCATGTGCTGTTCCGCGGCCGCTATGCGGTTTGCGCTGGCCAGACGGTCATGTTCAGCGCGACTGACGAGCCCTTCCGGTTCTTTCAGAAGACCTCGACGCAACTCCTGG